TTGCGTAATATTATTTAATTAGTGGTCATAAAACCTCATCAATTATTGGTGGGGTTTTTTCTTTACGCTACAATAAAACTAAATTACTTTATAGATCGTGGCAGCAACTATAGATGCAACAATTAAAGGAGCTAATGCTAATAGTTATGTCACATTAGCTGAAGCAGACGCATACTTTGAAACTGTCCCAAGTTCTACGCAATGGGATAATAAACAAGATGATAAAAAGAACAGAGCACTTATAGCAGCTACAAGATGGATTGAAACTTTGGTTTACTATGGAGATAGATGTGATGAGGGTCAGGCACTTAAATTTCCTAGAAATAATTATCAGGTAGATGGAGTCGAATTAGCTTGTTCTTTAATTCCTCAAAATATTAAATATGCACAGTTTGAATTAGCTAGAGCATTGGCAAATGATACAGATGCTATTACTGGTACTACAGGTAAAGATGGAAACTTTAGTGAAGTAAAGCTAGGAGATATACAGGTTAAATATAATACTGATAGTCAGGGTACTGGTTCTGTTAATAATATCTTAGATGTTTACCCGTGGCTTCAAAGTTATCTTGGAGCGTATATGCTAGGTGGAGCAGGAAGTTTTCAAATGAGGGTAGTTAGAGGATAATGGCAGGACAACTAGATTCACTATTAAAAAACGTAGCCAAACAAGTGGTGTCTCAACTGGGAGACTCGTTAGATACAACAATTATTTATACCAGAAAGTTATCTACGTCATATAACACATCTACTGGTGCAGTAACTACCAGTGATACGAGCTACACAATAAAAGTACCCGTAGAATTTGTACAATCAACTGAAGAATCTGGTTATCAGGAAAATATAGCTCGTATTTTTATAACACCTGATCTTATAGGAGATAGTCAACCGCTATTATCAGATGAGATTACTCTTACATTCTCTGGATCGACCAGAGTTGCAAAGATTACAGATGTAAGGACTTTACGAGGTGGACAAGAGTACTTATTCAGAGTTGACGTTATCTTCTAATGACTTTAGTAAACGCAAGAGCAGCATTTGAAACCGCAATCAAAAGTGCAGTAACAACTGCCGACAACACAGTTACAGTTGTGTTCGACAATATGCCTTTTACAACTCCTGGTAAAACTAAAAAATATGTAATGGTAAATTTAGATTTCACACAATCCACTACTCAACCTCAAGGAGGAGCAATAGATTACTACTCAGGATCAATAAGATGTGCGATTATGACACCATCTAACAAGGGAAGTGCTGTAGCTGCTGCAATAGCGGAATCAGTAATTGATGGAATGACTTCCGTAAATGCTTCTGGCTACTCAGATACTTTTTCAGTTACTCCCAGAGTTAGTCAAGTAAGCGGTCCAACATCAGTAGTATCTAATAATCAAAGTCACTTTATGAGTGTAGTTAACTGCAACTTTAGTGCTAATGCTTAAAGACATAAAGCATCTAACAAAAGATATTGAAAAGATGGTGCTTCAGGGTAAAGCAAAAGCAGCCTCAAAAATACAATTTTCTCTACAGTATCGAAGTCCTTACTGGACAGGAACATTTAACGCTGCCTGGAAAGTACAGAAAAATAATCCCGTAGATCCTGTAAAACCTAGAAAAGAAAACCAGGGATATAGAAGCGGTGTCCGAGCACCAGAAGCAGGACCAATAATAAAAACATCTCTAACTGAAGCTCTTTATGTAGGTAATGAAACAGAATATGCTGGATTTGTAATAAATAGAATGAGAAGTTTAGAAACAGCAGGGTTAACCAGCGATCAAACATTTGGTAATGATTCACAAGGAAATCCTCGTGGTATATCTCCGATTGAATTTTACGAAGATTTATTTGCTATCGGTGCAGATACAAGTCCGATACCTAATAGTCCTGAATGGTACTACTACTACATAGCAACTGAAGAACTTCAACAGGATTTAGACCAAGCATTTACTGGTATAACTTTAGGACAATCTGGATATTAAAGACACAATTAGGACTTTAAGTTATACTACAAGAGTAACTACAAATTTTTATGCCTACAGAAAGAGCGATAGACAAACTAAGGAAAGCCTTTAGTGTCGAAGAACGTAGTAGCTACTCTATGTTTAAAGGTGAAGAACTGATTTTAAAAATCTTTTGGTCGCCCCTTACAATAGCTGATAGAGACACCATAAACAGTACACTAATAGCTATGAACAAAGGTCAGGAAGAAGGAAGTCTTGACTTTGCACTACAAGTTATTGTTACAAAAGCGGAAGATGAGTCAGGTGCAAAAATGTTTACAGCAGCAGATTTACCTTCGCTAAGAAGGGAAATACCAATGTCAATACTGATTGATCTTATGACCAAGATGCAAAGTATGGGCGAGGAGGAAAGCCCCGATGCCGTAAAAAGCTAAAGTAAAAGAAGATAACTTTATATATTTACAATTTTTTATAGCAGAAAAACTAGGATACACCTTTAAAGAACTAAGAGAAAGAATGTCCATGCAAGAGATATACGGATGGAACGCTTACTTTACAATCAAGTCTGAACGGGAAGAAGAAGCCTACGAAAAAGCAAAGAGGCAAGCCCAAACACGCAAAGTACGCTAAACTTTTAATATCCGTGTATTCTGCAAAAATCAGTGGCATCCGAATATAGCGTAAATATAAGACTAAATACAGCACAGGTAAGAAAAGACCTTAAAGATATAAAAACTGATATAGATAAACTTGGCAAAGTAAATTTAGGAACTAATAAGAAAACACAAAAAACAGAGTCTCAGATACTAGATAGCAAGAGAGCACAACAAGACATGATGTCTAAGACTAGACGCATAGGCGATCTAGTACAAAAGCAAGCAGACCAAGGATTAAAAGTAGGAAGAGCACAGGAAGCTATAACAAAATCAGCATTACTAAACCAGAAAAAGGATTTTGTGGGTTCAGAGAAACTTTTAAAAGTTGCAATGAACGAATTAAAGGTACAGAAATCAATAAGTAAAGAGATAGCACAGCAAACAGTTCTTAAGACAAGACTTGCTAGTAAACCTGCCAGCATACCAAAAGTTATAAGTTCAGGTCCAACTTCATCATTAACTTCTTTAGGTAGAGGCACACCTTTAGGTTTAAGGGCTGGACCAACTGGACCTGTACAAGCTTTTCCCCAAACAAGAGACTTGGGTATGTTCGGTCCAAAGTTACCTTTTATTGGGCAGACTTCAGGTTTTGGTCGCTCAAGTTTGCGAGGTAACAGATTCCAATTTGGTTCTCAGGCACAAATAGAATTTTCTGGAAAAGGAATGGGCCGTTCGCCTATAGGTGGTAGATCAGATTTAGTAGGTTCTCTACCAAACTTAAATCGTGTAGCTAGAGATAACGCAATGCCTGTAAAGGGTTTTGAGTTTATGCCTGGAACTCCTGCATACTTTGAAAAGTTTAATAAGGATATTACAACAATAGCTAAGTCTAAAGGCAATGTTTTACCTGTAGGCGGTATGAAGCATTTAGTAGGCTCTCCAGCATATTTTAAAGATCAAGCTAAGCAACTTAAAAAGTTACAAGGCGGTCCTGTAAAACTTTCAGGACTTAGCGGATCAACATTCGGTCCACAACAACCAATGCAAGGACCAGCTTTCCCTACAGGAGCAGCCCAGCCTCTTAATATTGATAAACGGGGAAATCTGTTACCTGGCCCATTAGGAAGTAGACAGACAAGGGCAGGATTAAGTAGAGCTTTAGCTAGAAACAGAGGACCAGCATTACAAAGTGCTGCGATAAGTGGTGCGTTTCCTTTGCTATTTGGTCAAGGTCCATTAGCTGCTGCTGGTGGTGCAATCGGTGGTGGACTTGGTGGTGCATTTGGTGGTCAGATGGGAGGCTTCGCAGGAGGTCTAATTGGAACGTCCATCGTATCTGGCATCCAAGGATTTGTAACATCAATAAAAGAATTAGGATCTGCACTCGATCCAGTAACAGGGAGTGCTACTCAAGCAGTACAGTCATTAGGATTTTTAAGTGGTGCTAGAGCTAGGGAAATTGCTTTGATTGAAAAACAGATAGGTAAACAAAGTGCTTTGGCAGCAGTACGAAGAGAAATGACAGAAACATTAGGAGCAGGACAAACACTTGCTCTTCAGGAGGCAGCTAAAGATATAAATAGCTTTCAAAAATCTATACAGGAGTCAATGGCACAATTTAGAGCCAATACAGCTAAGTTTATGAAGGATATAACTCCAGGGTCGGCTGTAGAAAATCAGATGATAAATAGGGGTGTAGCTACTAACCCAGGATCAGATTTAGCTAAAAATTTCGCAGCAAACACAGCAGCACAACAATCTATAACAGGTAGAAGTCTTGAAGCTAGAATTGCAGGGTTTACAGCACCTTCTGGTTTCTTAGGTAGTGGTGAAGGAAAAATAACTCAAGCTGGTAAAGAAGAACTGAAAAGACTAAAAGCGGAAAGAGATATTATGGCAGTAAAACTACGAGCTTTAGGTATTGAAGATAAAGTAAGTTCCTTAGTTAAAGATACAAATGCAACCTTTATGGAACAACTAAGTACCAGAAGAATTGCCTTTGACCTTGAAAGTAGAGTACTGGAACTTAGATCACAAGGCATAAATCCTGCCATAGCTAAAGAAATGGCTATGTTTGAAAGGATAAATAGCGATAATCTTACGGGTTTACAATCTGATATAGACCTAAGAAAAGAAGCACTAAAAACTATTACAGATGATACGAAAAAACAAATACTACAAGACGAAATAGATGGATTGGTAAAAGGTTTAGCACTACTTAAAGATCAAAATAAAGAAAGAACAGAAGCAGTTAGAAAGACTATGGAATTAAACATGAGAACAACTTTGGTAGTCTCTTCGGCTGAAAAACTTAAAGAAACATTAGTTACAGATATAGGAGAGGGAATAAAAGGACTAATCCGTGGAACGTCAACCTTAAATGATGTATTAAATAATGTACTCAACAAAATGATAGACGCTGCATTTAACATGGCACTTTTTGGAAATGTTGGTGGAAGTTTTATGCCAGGTTTAGGAATACTAGGATCTATATTTAGGGCAGATGGCGGTCCAGTTAAAGCAGGAGGTTCTTACATTGTTGGAGAGCGTGGACCAGAATTATTTAGCCCAGGTACATCTGGAATGATTACACCTAACCATGCACTTGGCGGTTCAACAAACGTAGTTGTAAATGTAGATGCTTCTGGTTCTTCTGTTGAAGGTGACGAAACAGAAGGAAGAGAATTAGGCCGTTTAATATCAGTTGCGGTACAATCAGAAATAATTAAGCAGAAAAGACCTGGAGGCATACTTGCATAATGGCTACGTTTCCTTCGATCAAGCCTGTTTATGGGCAGCAAAAAAGATCAGCACCAAAAACTCGTAGAATTGCTTTCGGTGATGGTTATGAACACAGAATATTATTTGGACTAGCAGAACATCAAAATCCAAAAGTTTATAACTTTACTTTCAACGTATCAGAAACAGATGCAGATACTATAGAAACATTTTTAGATGCTAGAGCAAATGATAGTGCCAGCTTTAATTTTGAAGCACCTGGAGAAACTGCCTCACAGAAATTTGTTTGCGAAGGTTGGTCAAAATCTATACCTTATAACAATAGAGCTACAATACAGGCAACATTTAGAGAAGTATTTGAACCATGAGTACTGCTCCTATTATTACTGATCTACAAAAGATCAATCCTTCAGCAATAATTGAATTATTTACGTTAACAACAGATGCAACTTTGCATGGTTCTGCTCAAACTTATAGATTTCATAACGGAACAAGTTTAAATGCTAATGGAGATATTATTTGGGCTGGTAATCAATATTTAAAAATGCCGATACAGGCAGAAGGTTTTGCATTTACAAAAGGACAGTTACCTAGACCCACACTTACTGTTAGTAATGCTCTTGGGACTATCACAGCTATATTATTAAATGTAAATCAGGTAACAGCAGGAAATGATTTAACGGGGGCTACTGTAGTAAGAATTAGAACATTGGCACGTTATATTGATGCTGTAAATTTTCCTACAACGACTACCAGTACTACGACCACAGAAACTATTGCTGATCCTGCTGATGCCGAAACTGTGACCTACACAGTAACAGTAGTGAATGTAGGTGGATCTAATATTTTTGCTATTAATGGTTCTAACAATCCTGTTCTTACAATGAAACGTGGATCTACTTATATATTTAATCAGGCAGATGCTTCAAATAGCGGACACCCTTTAGCAATAAAATCTGATGCTGGAGGAGCACAGACAACAACTGTATCTGGAACTGCTGGAAATGCAGGAGCTACAGTAACTTATCAACCAGCATATCCTTCTGCTCCTAGTGATTTAAGATATTACTGCACAGTTCATGGCAATGGCATGGGTAATACAATTACTATGAACAATCCGAATACAACGACCCAAGATACAACGACAACCACAACTCAACAAGTAAATCCATTAGGAACACCAGATCCTACAGCAGAATTTCCACAGGAAATATATAAAATTGACAGAAAGGCATCAGAAAATAGAGAAACCGTACAATTTGAATTAGCAGCAGTATTTGATCTTGCTGGCATCAGAGCACCGAAAAGACAATGCACTAGAACAGAATTTCCATCTATCGGTACGTTTATTGCATGAATTGGCAAGAATCTGCATTGGCTCATGCGAAAGACCAAGACCCAAAAGAGTCTTGCGGACTTTTACTAAATATTCGAGGAAAAGAAAAATATTTTCCCTGCCGTAATTTATCAATGACAAATCATCAATGTTTTATTATTGATCCAGAAGATTATGTAAAAGCTGATAATACTGGAGAGATAACAGCCGTTGTTCACAGTCACCCCATAACACCTCCAACTCCTAGTCAGGCAGATCAGATTAGTTGTGAACAAAGTAATCTTCCGTGGCATATTGTTAATCCAAAAACAGAACAATGGGGATATTGTGAACCTTGTGGATATAAGCCGCCATTATTAGGTAGACCTTGGGTTTGGGGTGTAACCGATTGTTGGAGCTTGGTTAGAGATTGGTATAAAGAGGAGAAAGGTATTGAACTGAAAGATTGGGATAGACCTACGACTCCAGAGGAATTTGTACTAAATCCATTATTTGAAACTTGTACTTGGAGAACTGGATTTAGAGAACTTAGACCAGATGAGAAAACAATAAATGGTGATGCGTTATTGATGTCTATAGGATCTCCTGGTTTAAATCATGTAGCTATTTTTTTAGATGGAGATGTTTTACATCATTTAACCGATAGACTATCTTGTAGAGAGCCTTATTCTCAATGGTTGTTAAAATGTACAGGAGGGAGGTATCGTT